AAACAGGTATTGTTGAACGTGTAAGTAACGGTAATTTTACAGCTATAGCTGACGGTACTGCTGTAACTACTGTGTCTTCACAATGGCTATCTTCTACTTTATCATCTGCAAATGTTGAGTCAAATATTCTAGAGTGTGTATCTAGTGCAACAAATCAAGCTGTTATTTTAGTAGTTCCTACAATTGCAGGTGCTGAGTACAGGCTTAAGATTGACAGCGTTACAGGTGATTTAGCTAATAATTCTATAGGAGTAGTTTCATTTAATGTTGATACTACAGGCGGCTCGGTTGATTTTGTTTTTACTGCCCTCTCTAATAACACACTTATTTCATTTTACGCAGGCGATAGACTTGGTTCTAAACAAACAAACTACGCAGGTATATCATTACAAGCAACCAATCAGTTTGCTTATGGGTGGGAAAGGCCACAGGGTGAAGCTCAAGAAGGAATTACCTTTAGTAATAGCAACCTGACTATGACCGGGCAGGATACTAAAGTATATGGTAATACTAGCGCATACTCTTCAGGTACTGAAGTTTTGTTAAAATTTAATGTACTCTCTTTTACTGAGGGTATAAACTTTAGAGTATGGACGGGTACAAGCTTTATTGAACTTAAAGATTTAAAGCTCGGTGAGAATGAGTTTAGGTTTAAAACGACATCATACCAAACGGTTTTTGTTCTTAGTACCCTTAACGATAGTGAGGATTATGAAATAACCCTTGACTCTGCATCAGTTCAAGAGGTTGTGAACCAACCAAAGCTTATCGGAGTTGATAATGTATCAATGGTAAGTGCACCAACAGACAATACTGTTGTAATAAACAACGGACTTACTGATGGAGCTGACAATCTTACTATAACTTACGCAGGTGCATCCGCATCTTCAAGAGTGCAGATGAGAAACTTCTTCCAAGACAGTATCATTCGTTTAGCGAATAGCAATAATACTGCTGAGGTCTTAGAGATAACTCCTCCGGTGCTTATAACTGATATAGTTGCAAGCTAATACAGCAAGCAAACAAACTACTAAAGAGCTCTTTTATAGGGCTCTTTTTTTTTGCGTATATTTGTGAAAAGATTTTAAGATGATAAATGCAGTAAGAAATACAGTCCTTGCTATACTTAATAAGAATAACTATGGATACCTTTCCCCATCAGACTTTAACCTGTATGCACAACAAGCACAGTTAGAGATATTTGAGGATTGTTTTTACCAATACAACACACAGCTTAACTTAGAGAATGCACGTAGGTCAGGAACTGAGTATGCTAACTTATCTAAAGGAATACAAGAGACTATTGATTTATTTTCAAAGACAGCTTCGTTAGTTCAAGTTGCTACTAATACATACACAATGCCTTCAGATTATTACTTAATCAATAAGGTACTTTGTTCAAGTGGTGGTGCGTTTAAAGGAGAAGCTGAAAGGGTTAGTCAGTCAAAGATTACAATGCTTAACGCTTCATTACTTACAGCACCTAGCGTTGATTTTCCTGCATACACGACTGAAGGCTCTGTAATGACAATTTATCCTAGTACATTTAATGGTGCTAACGATATATCAGCTCAGTACGTTAGATACCCTTTAACACCTAAATGGACTTATAGTATAGCTTTACAAGCGCAAGGTCCTGTATTCAATCCATCTGCAAGTGATTATCAAGACTTTGAGCTACCGCTTGACAACCTAAATGATTTGGTTGTAAAGATATGTCAGTACGCAGGTGTTGAGATACGTGAAGCGATGGTGGTGCAGTACGCACAGGGAGAAGAACAACAAAATAACTTACAACAATAATGGCATATATATCTCAGTATCAATACTACGAAAATTCAGGAGCAAATCCTGAGGATGCTAATTGGGGTTCATACCAATACGTTAGTCTAAAGGATATAGTCAACAACTTTATGTTGATGTATCAAGGAAACCACTCTCTAGTGAATAACGAGGACCGATTTAAGATTCTATTTCACGCTAAGCGTGCAGTGCAGGAGCTTAACTACGATGCGTTTAAGGAGATTAAAACCCTTCAACTTACAGTGAATGATGCAGTACGATTCGTGTTGCCTTCAGACTATGTTAATTGGGTTCGTGTTTCTCTGTATGAGAATGGTGTACTATATCCAATGACTGAGAATATTCAGTTAACATCAGCACAAGCATACTTGCAAGATAATAATGCTAAGATATTATTTGACGAATCGGGCAGTGTATTAAAGCCTGAGTTTTCACCAATTGACGTTGATAGAATTACAGGTACTAAGAAGACGATATACTTGAATGAGAATAGCGCATACAACAACGCAGAAGGTTATTGCTGTGATGGTATGTGGTACTTTGATTTTGCAATAGGAGCTCGCTACGGTCTTAATACGGAGACGGCTAATGCTAACCCTACCTTTAGAATAGATTCGAAGGCAGGGGTTATTAATTTTGATTCTACGATGTCAGGTAAGAGTGTTATAGTAGAGTATGTATCTGATGGTATGGAGGGTGGTGACAACTCACTTATAACAGTTAATAAATTGTTTGAGGAGTACGTGTACGCATACATCCAATACTCTATCTTAGATAGTAAGTTAGGCGTTCAGGAGTATATTGTAAATAGAGCAAGAAAAAAGAAGTCATCGCTTCTACGTAATGCAAAGATAAGAATCAGTAACATACATCCGGGTAGATTGCTTATGAATCTAAGAGGACAAAACAAGTGGATTAAGTAGTATGGCTAATAGTAAAAGAAATTTTATAGCGGGTAAGATGAACAAGTCGCTTGACGAGAGACTTGTGCCTAACGGTCAGTATATTGATGCAATGAACGTACGCCTTGGTTCTACTGAGGATTCGGAGATTGGTTCTGTAGAAAACTCAAAGGGTAACACTATTTTAACTTCAGTAAATCTAGGTATTTTCGGTTCTACCACTTATAATCTTAGTTCAAACGCTCGATGTATAGGAGCTTTTGAAGATGGTGTAAATGAAACTATATATTGGTTTATACACGACAGCAATTCTACATCGACATCTACAGGTAAGGCTGATTTAATAGTATCATTTAACACTAAAACATTTAACTTAAGATACCACGTAAAAAGTTTTAAGAACTCTGAAGACACGACTAATACTACCTTAAACTTTAGTCCATCACATCTTATATCTAATGTAAATAAAATTGGTGATTTATTATTTTTTACAGATAACTACAACCCTCCTAGAAAAATTAATGTAAACGATTCGTATGCTTACCCTGCGAGTATTGGTGGGGTGGATAACTTTCACTACAATGATATTCTTGTTGTAGTTAAACCACCGTCATATGCTCCATCTGTTATAAATACAGTTACAGGTTCTTTAGATACGTTTATGCAAGAAAGGTTTATCTGTTTTTCTTATAGGTATAAATATAAAAACAACGAGTACTCAGCCACGTCTCAATTCACAAACCCTAGTTTTGTTCCTCAACCATTTTCACTATCTTCAGATAACTTTTTAAATGAAGGGATGGTCAACTCAAAAAACGGAGCTACTCTTACGTATAACACAGGAGGTAGTGAGGTTGTTGAGGTAGAGATATTATTTAAAGAATCATCATCTAATATTATAAAAGTAATTGAATCTATAGATGCAACTACGCTTCCTAATAATACAGACCAACAATATACTTTTGAAGACAGTAAAATATTTACGATACTTTCAAGTGGTGAGATATTAAGACTTTACGATAATGTACCTTTATTAGCTAAAAGTCAGACCCTTATGGGAAATAGACTTATGTATGGTAATTATGTTGACGGGTATGATTTAAAGCGTGATGGTGTAAAAACTAAATTTGATTATTATATTGAGTCAATTAGTAAGTCGTTTGGGCTTACACCAATAACTACTTTTGATGTTCCTTTAGACGGGCAAGAATATATTTTAGCAAACGCAGAAGAGTCTAGTGGTAGAGTAGAAGTAAATCTTAGTGAAATAACAGAATTAAAAGCAGGAGGTAATCTTACACTTAGCTTTACAATTGAACACGATGATTGGGAGCCTTCAACTCCGAGTGCCCCTATTCCCACAAGTATAAACCCTCCTACTACAGTTGCGTTTAATTATACTCTTTTACAAGATTTTAATAGCGTATCTGAGTTAGTTAATAGTATTGATTTTCAAGAGAAAATGGGTACGGCAAGTAATATTAAAACAGTAGCTCTTTCAGGGACAGGTTCTACTTTTACAGATATAATAAACGATTCATTACTAACTGAAATAGGTTCATACAATAAATTTGAAAGCGGTATAGCTACGGCAGGAGAACCTATATTAGTTACTGCATCCACAGGTTCATTTGTTTTAAATTTATCTGTTATAACTATGGGTTATACTACAGATACTTCGGCTCCATCAACATCCAATACAGTTTACGAGCTTTTTAATTTAACAAACATTGACTTCTCGTATTCAGAAATAGGCAGCTCTTTAAGTTTACATAGCAATAGAGGATATGAAGTTGGTATTGTTTATATGGATGAGTTTAATAGAGCTTCAACAGCTTTAGTTAGTAATAACAACAATATATACATACCGTGTGCTAATAGTATAAATAAAAATACTATTAAACTTACAATGCCTACATCTCAAATAGCTCCTGATTTTGCTAAAAGATTTAAGTTTGTAATAAAACCTGATGGTGAAGATTACGAGACTATATACTCTCAATTATACTTTGAGGAAGCGGGTACAAGTTTTACCTATTTTAAATTAGAAGGAGAAAACATAGCTAAGGTTGAAGAGGGTGATAGATATATTGTAAAAAGGTCAGCATCAGGCCCTTCAGATAGTTGCTTATACGCAACCGTTCTTGAGAAGGTTACTTTAGCTGAAGGAGATATAATAACAACCGACCCTAATGTAACGCTACCTGCAGGTACGTATATGAAAATACAACCTTCTAATTTTTCTACAAGTCTTGAGGAGAATAGTTATGTAAATCCCGGTTCGCAAGAATCACCATCTTCAGTTAACGCAGCACCTACTTTTTTAGATTATAAAAACTTTGAAGAGAGTATAGCAAATAATACGTTTAGTAATTACGCTATACCTCAAGGTTCTTCAATAGAGATGAATCTTAATTTATATAGGAATGCGTCTACTAACTTTACTCAATCTTGTGATTATCTTTACTTTAAATTTAATAGAACATTTACAGCTTCAGATAACTATGATGATATTATTGATTGGTTTAACGGTGACAATATAGCTTCTACGTTCTCATCTGCAAATACTAGTAGCGGAATTTCTTTTGATTACGATACTCAAGAACAAACAAATATTACGAATTGGAGGAATGGTACTACTACATCAGGTAATACCAAAGTAAACTTTGCTTGGTTTAAAAGTACTGACTCTGCCACTCTTAATGAAATAAAGTTTTTAATTAGAGGGTTTGATGCTTGTCCATCAAGTAGCTATAGTTCAAGCGGTAGGGCTAAGATAAAAGCATCTTTTAAGATTATATTATCTGACGGTACTGTTATATTTGAAACTGAGCCATCAGAGTCTTTACCTGATGTTTGGTATGAAGGTCAGGACTCATACCCTGTATCTGCATTAGGTTTTCACGAGTCTAACATTACAGGAGATACCAATCAAACCTCATCTGTTGATGGTATATTTAATTTGAATTTTGCTAACTGCTATTCATTTGGTAATGGTGCTGAGAGCTACAAGATTAGAGACTCTATTAAGGGGAAGGAGATGAGTATAGGTAATCGTGTAACAACTGTTTCAGAACAGGATTACAAGAGAGCTCATAGAAGTTCTGATATAACATATAGTGGCTTATATAACGATGAAACCAACTTAAATAGACTTAACGAATTTAACTTAGGGCTGCTAAACTTTAAGCCACTTGAGGCTTCTTTTGGGCCTATCAATAAAATGTTTGCTCGTGAGACTGACATACTTGCATTGCAAGAGGATAAGATTTCGTACGTTCTATCGGGCAAGAACTTATTGTCAGACGCATCAGGGGGAGATGTTCTTACGTCAGTGCCTGAGGTGTTAGGTAAGCAGATAGCTAGAATTGAAGACTTTGGTATTAGTGACAACACTGAGAGTTTCGTTTCATATGGAGTTGATAAGTTTTTTACTGATGCTAAGAGAGGTTCTTTAATACAGCTTAAAGGAAGCAGTGCTTCTAACGAGCAGTTAAATGTTATATCGGAGTATGGTATGCGTGGATGGTTTAGAGATTTATTTCAAGATAGTTTTAATACTCAAAAATTAGGTGGCTACGACCCCTATATGAATGAGTACGTTCTATCTAGCAACGATGTATTATTACCTCAAAAAATTGAATCTATACCTTGTGGTTCTTCAAATACAATCACTCTTGATACTGAGGACTCAATATCTTATGTTATTAATTTATCTGATGATATTGGTACGGTAACAACTCAGTTTAGTACTACCGCATCGGTTAATGTTACAGGGACTTGGAACGGAGTTCAGCAATTTTCTGAGGTAGTTCCATCTACTTATTCCCCTACTTTTGTAAAGAATTTAATATTCCCTAACGAGCTTACAATCACTATATCTAAAGTTAATGCTGAAGATAAACCTGTTGTGTCAGTGACATCTATATGCCCAACGGCTAATGCACTTCAGGTTAGAGCTATTGTTCTTACGAATAATGAAGATGAAGGTAAGTCAATACATTATCGTTGGACATACAGAGTTGGTTCGGGTGTTGAAGGTTTGGTGTCAGGTCCTACTCAGGTGTCTAATTTTGTACAAAATGCTCAACCACCTTTTGCATCTTCATATGTAATATATGATGGATTCCAAGGTCACGGAATTATACCATTTAGCGGTGCCACTATGGATATGTCTACTTTTAAGTATTCAAGTGATACATATAATGTTAGAAATACAGGCGATAGGCTTGATAAATTTAAGTTCCTTGTAACCCCAATAGATTATGCAAACAATCAGACAGGGCTACGTAACTTATTAAATGCTATTCCTGCGGCTAACTCAGCTACCCCTACAGGTGTAAACCCTACTTTTGTTGATACGTTTGATTTACCTACTATAACGGGCAGTAATAAGATATTGTATTTAGTTTGGGATTTAAGAGCAGCAAATGAAACTTTGTTATGTTATGACTCGGATATTACATCAACAGGATTAGAGGCTGTTTGCTGTGAGTGTGCTTGTAACGCTGCTGTAGATACCACTTATAGAATTACCAACAACGGTACTAGCACTATAGAAGTATTGGTCTCAGATGGGGCTAGTGAACTTTTTACTAATCAATCTATTGTAACGTGTTCAAGTATATATCCAACTTACACTCCTGTAGGTGCTACAGACATTACTATAGAGATTGTAAATTGTGATTGTTAATAATTAAAATAAAAAATGGCAGAATATTCAGATTTTTTTTTAGACGGAGCTAATCTTCAGAGCTCAACTGCGGTTTACACAACAAGTGCTTTAACCACTTTTGCTGCAGATGGTTATTATTCTGACGGCTTAGTTGTTAGAAGACAAGTAACAGGCATTGGTTTACTTCCTGTGGAAGACTGCCCTGCGTGCGGTGAATTTAATTGCGAAAAAAATATTACAATACAACCTGTGACGGCATCTGAATGTCGTATTAACTATAAGATGAATGCTTCTCGAGGTGCTATAAAGGCTACCATCTCAGGAATAACTCAATCAAGTGGTAGCCCTATAGGTATATCTATAAGAGGTACGGGTGATTTAGCTGCAGCGTACAACACATTCTCTTCTACAGGATTAGCAGGTATTC